GCCAATGAGCATACTGCCCATGAAATACACATGTCGCCATTGTGGGAAAGACCATTCTCAAACAATGTCTGGGTTTGAGTCGTTTTTCGTTTAGGCATTAACCTTTCATTGGAAGAGTTATATAAGACAGTTCACCTACTCCGTTACCAATTTAAATATTCTTCAGAGTCTATTGAATCAATGATACCGTGGGAACTCGATGTCGAACTTTCTTTGATCACAGCCTCACTTCAGAAAGAATTGAAAGCAAAACAAAATAGCCTTAATAGTGGCTAGAACGACTCAGGATCAATCATAAGACGAATCCCATACACTGACATCAGTTTGATTTTTAAACGATTGTAGGGCTTCTATAAAGTCTATCTGGTAAGTATTTCATAAGACTTGACAAGATCATAAACTTATGTATAATACCCTGAAAGGGTTAAAGAATTATAGTAAGATGCGAAGCACTAAATTATGAACGAAGTGAATAATTTATATATAGTTCTTTCACTTCGTTCAAGAACTGATGCTTCGCATCTTACTAATTTTATATACTCTATAAAGACTTTATAAAAACAACTATAGTTGTATTATATATGAATTTAAATTTTTGTCAAGTCCTTTTTAAAATATTTATTGATAGTAGCATAAAAACAACAATATGGCATTTCCTAAACCTAGAAAGTGGATACCTAAGAATCCAGAAAAGTATATCGGTGACGTAAAAAACATTGTGACTAGATCATCGTGGGAAACAAGAACCATGAACCTTTTCGACACATCGGATAATGTTCTTCTTTGGTGTTCTGAAGAATTTAATATTAAATATGTTTCCCCAATTGATAACAGAGTACATCGATATTTCTGTGATTTTTTGGTCAAGATGAAAAAACGAGACGGTACAGTGGGAACATTTTTAGTGGAAATTAAACCAAATGCAGAAAGATATATTCCCAAAACAAAAAACAAAAAACAGTTTTTAACTGAAATGCAGACATACTTGACCAATCAGGCAAAATGGAAGGCTGCTGAAGCATTTTGTTTAGAAAAAGGTATAAAGTTTTTGGTTTTAGATGAATACGATTTAGGAATTAAAAAGAGAAAATAATGGTAGATATTGCAGCACAAATTAAAAAAATTCCAGAAAAACTTGGTTCTAAATCAGCCAATATTTCTATTCTGGATAAAGTACGTAACGATCCAAAGTTTACTACTGTTAGATCAATTGATTGGTTCAGAAAAAAGATTAATGATCTTGGTGGTAATTCACCGTCTGCTAAGTATGAACTGTTGCAACAGACCAAGGAAAAACAAACTACTAGAATTCTTCCGGGTTCACTGTACATTTTTAAGTATATGCCAAAGCATGCCGATACTTTACCGTATTACGACATGTGGCCTTGTTCATTGATGTTTGGTCTTACAAACGAAGGTATGATAGGAATTAATTTTCATTATCTACCTTATATTATACGGGGAAAACTGTTTGATAAATTGTGGCAGATTGCGATGGTGTATCGGAATAATCAACAGCAGTGTAAACGTGTGACTTGGAAGCTTCTAAGTAATGTTTCCAAGTTTCCAGAGGTTCGCCCATGTGTCAAATCATATCTGTATTCCCATGTTCAATCTAAACTGATTAAAGTGGATATGGATGATTGGAAAACTGCAATGCTTTTACCAATAGAGTCGTTTGCCAAGAAAAGTTTTTCCTATGTTACTAGAGATTCTGGGCAAACTATTAAGAATGCACTATCTAACCAAAGTAAAAATAGATGATTTGACAAATATCAAAACTGTCGTATAATCTAGTTAAGCAATCAAACAAAGGATTATATGGCAGATTATGTAAACAACAAAGAATTTTTCGCAGAACTATGTATTTTTCATGAGGAATGCAAATTAGCAACTGCTGCTGGTTTAGAACGACCTCAAATATCTAATAAAATTGCAAATGCAATCATGCAAGTATCTACTCGTATGGCAAACTCATACAACTTTTGTAATTACACGTATAAAGATGAAATGATTTCGGATGCTATTCTGAAATGTTATATGAAAATTCATGGATTCGATCCTTTGCGATCAGAGAACCCATTTGCCTATGTGAGTCAAATTGTCTGGAACAGTTTCCTACTTCGTATCAAAGAAGAACAAAAAGAATCTTCGGTTAAAGCACGTATGATTCGCGAAAAAATGTCGGATGAATTTGTTCAACATGGTGTTGACACAGATGCCGATGAAGGAAGTAATGCATTTGTCGAATTCCTGAAAGAAAATGACGCCTTTGTCGATTACATCGAATTGCGCAAAGAAAATGCAAAAACTATTCATCCATCACTAAAACATCGTAATAAGACACCTTATGTTAAAAAGTTTGTCGAACTAAAAGAAGATATTACAGAATTTGATTTATCTGATTTCGAGGCGGTTTAATGGCTTTAGTTGCATTGCTCGGGGATGTTCACGGTGGGGCATCCAAATCTTCAGATATTATCCATGATTACTTTTCTAAGTTTTATGGATTCTTCTTTGATTACTTAGATAAACACAATATCAAAACAATTATTCAAGAAGGTGATCTGTACGACATTCGTAAAGAAATCCACTTTAATACCATTTATAGATTTCGTGAGTATTTCCTTAATCGATTAGATGAATTTGATATTGAAATGATTGCTATTGCAGGCAATCATGATGTACTGTACAAGAACACGAACAGGATCAACTCAGTTCGTCTTTTGGCTACTAAACAGATGCGAGTAGTGGATATGTTGCCCGAGACGATCCTGATAGGTTCTAAGACCTTTGACTTGTATCCGTGGATAAACCCAGAGAATTTATCAGAATCAGTCAGGTTTGCCAAAGAATCAACGTCAGATTATGCAGTCGGTCATTTTGAATTTTCTGGATTCCCTATGCATCCCGGAACAATTGCCGAATCCGGTATGAATCATTCGATATTCAAAAAATACGAACAGGTGTTCTCAGGTCACTATCACACCATATCCCAAAAAGACAACATCCTATATACCGGCACACCTTGTGAATTAACATGGTCCGATTGGAATGACCCAAAAGGGTTCTGGGTTCTGGATACAGAAAGTGGAATTAAAGAGTTTGTTGAAAACCCATACACACTTTTTGAAAAGATTTCATATGTTGAGGGAATGACATACGATTTCACTCAGGTATCGGAAAAGTATGTTAAGATCGTCGTGGTTGACAAAACCGACCAGAAAAAATTTGACGCTTTTGTCGATTCAGTGAACAGAAATAGCCCACATGATGTTAAGATTGTCGAAGCATCTATTGTCGGTGCCGTAGCTGATGCAGTTGGCGTTACCGATCTGGTATCGACTCAACAAATGCTTTCCACTGTGGTCGATAACATGGACATCCAACTTGATAAAGTAAAGCTAAAGCAAAAAGTTTTGGAACTTTTTGCAGAAGCTATGACAATCAACAATTCTATTTAAGGAAAATTATGAAATTTATTGGTGTGTTGTTGAATGATTATTAAAAAAATTCGATTCAAAAACTTTTTCTCTGCCGGTAACTCATTTATTGAAATTGATATCCAAAAGTATCAAAAATCTGTTATCAGTGGCTCAAATGGCAATGGTAAAAGCACTATTGCCAACGCGATCACTTTTGTAAATTTTGGCAAGACTGTTAAAAAAGTTACCAAAAGCCAAATTGTGAACAGCATCAATGGGAAAAATTGTCTCGTCGAACAAGAATTTACGGCAAACAATAAAAACTATCTGATTCGGCGTGGAATTAAACCGAACATCTTTGAAATTTTTGAAGATGGTGTATTGGTGGACCAATCTTCTGTGGGTGACTACCAGACTTTCCTCGAAGAAAAAATTCTCAAATGTTCTTACCGCACATTTTTGCAGACATCAATTTTATCTATCGAGAACTACCAGCCTTTTATGGGTTTGCCAGCATCTGCGCGTCGAGAATTCATTGAGGATATTCTTGACATCAGAGTGTTTAGCACAATGAACCAATTGGTGAAATCGCAGGTCAGTAAAAACAAAGAAGAACTTCGCTTGTTGGACGTGTCGCTGAAAAGTGCCAAAGATAAAATTATTCTCCAAAAGTCTCATATAGCACAACTTGAAGAAATGAAACAAGTCGGTATCGACACGTTAGATGCTAAACTGATTGAGTACAGTTCAGAAATAGATGTGGTATCTACAATTTTTGAAACTGCCGATGATATCACTAAACAGATCAGTGATGAAAAAGCCAAGCTGAAAACACTGTCAAAAGAGAAGACTGCTATTTCATCGATGATTTCTGGCATCAGGCAACAGATAACCCTTTCTGAAAAGGATATGCTATTTTTTGAAAGTAATGATACGTGCCCAACTTGTCGTCAACCTCTTGATGATCATCATGTTGGGAGTATTGTAGATTCACATAAAAAAACTGCGGCGTCATTGCGGGAATCTGGTTCAGAACTCATCGATCAGCTAAAAGCATTCAAGGAAATTGATGATCAACTGAATGACTTGAATG